ATATCTTTTCGATATGGAATACTCTCGTCTTCCATTAGACCGTTTTAACGGTGGTTTGCCTCGTGCACAGTTTGGAGATGAGTCTGTAGTTAATCTTAATTCTTCTGTTGGTTATGTAAATGTTCCTAAACTTACAGATATTTCTTCATCTGGTGATTATCGTTTAGATGGTTCATTTACTCAAGGTGGTACTGGTACTGGATTTGTTGTTTCAAACGGTCGTGGTTATCAGCTTCGTTCACATCCTGCTGAACGTGCTACTACTTTTGCAAGTCCTACGTCTGATGAACGCAAGACTGTTCTTGTTCCTAAAGGTGAAACTTTAGGTACTGAAGCTACTGGTCTTGATTTGTATTATACTGTTTCTGGTTCAAATGTAACTCTTGTTCCTGATGGTTCTTCTTCTGATCTGTCTATTGTTGCCCTTCGCCGTGCAACTGCTCTTCAGCGTTATAAGGAGATTCAGGAGTGTAATGATTCTGATTTTTGCTCGCAAATTGAAGCTCATTTTGGTGTTCGTCCGAACTCCCACGGTTCCAAGTCTAAGTTCCTTGGTGGATATTCTGCCGTTTTCGATATCAATCCCCAGGTAAATCAAAACCTTACTGCTGGTAATATCGCAAATATTCAGGCTGCTCCTACTGCTACTGGTAACGGTTCTTGTCGTTTTAAGGTTGCTGATGATTACGGTGTTGTTATTGGTATCTATCGTATTACTCCTCAGCTTGATTATGCTGATGTTGGTCTTGATTCTCGTAATCTTATGGTAGATGCTTCTGATTATCCAATTCCTGAACTTGATAGTATTGGTATGGATACTCTTAAGATTAACTCACTTGTTGTTAAGGATTATCCAGTTAATGGTAATGCAGATTTAGGTGGTGTTAATACGTCTTATGCTTATGCTCCTCGCTATCTCGATTTTAAACTCAGTTTTGACCGATTTAGCGGTGCTTTCCTCTCTTCTCTTCGCACTTGGGTTACTGGACAGCAGATGGATATTTTGCAGAAGGCTGCTTCTTCTGCTCCTCTTGGCGGTTCTGTCGGTTCTTTCATTTACAAGCTGCTTTACTGTCCTCCTCGCCTTACTGCGAACGTGTTTGTTAATAACGCTTACGATGGCATTGACAATGACCAGTTTATGGTAGGTTCATTTATTGGTTGTTCTGTCAAACGTAAGTTGTCTGTGTACGGTTTACCTTATTCAAATTAGCGTATGAAAACTATTTTCATTCCTCCTTATGGAGAAGATTTGCAGATTACCGTTGTTGACGGTATTGTCCAGGTTTCTTCAGATATTAATGTTCTCCTTAACCTTAACAAAAAGGTTTCTGATGTTCATCAAGCTGAAAGTATTCTTGCTCGTGTTCGTGAGTTGCCAAAGGTTGGTGATGAGTCTGTAGATTTATCATCAGAATCAGGTGCTCCGTCTCGTTTCTTTGATTCTTTGTCTGACCGCTTAGAGTCCGCTAAAGCTGAACTTCGTAAGCTTGATGCTGATGAAAAGAAGTTTAAGGATTCCCAGGAGAAAAAGGCTTCTTTTGAACGTCTTCAAGCTTTGAAAAAGAAACTTGGATTAGATTAGTTTTACATTTCGATATTTTTCAGTATAGTATTCTTACTATGCTGAAGAATATTGATTAAATTTTATTATTATGGCTGATATATTAAGTCCTATTATAGGTGCACTTGGTGGTATTGGCTCTGCACTTTTTGGTTCTTCCAAAGGTGATAAGTCACTTTCAGGTAATTATCTTGCTCCTAACGGTAATGGCGTTGGTTGGAAAGATGGTCAGTTGGCTATGTATGATAAGGATGGTCGATTTGCTGGTGATTATATGAGCGGTGTTTATCAGCAGAAAATTCCTAAGTCTGTTTATTGGTCTATTATGATGAATCAGGCTAATCAACAGTTTTCGCAGAAAATGTGGAATGCCGAGAATGAATACAATACCCCGTTTAATCAGGCTCAACGTTTACGTGCTGCTGGTTTAAATCCTTATTTAGCTATGCAGAATGATGGTTCGCTTGGTCAGGCTCAATCTGCACAGGTTCCTACTGGTTCGGTTGATACTTCGTCAGGTTCGGTTGATGCTTCTTTGGCTGCTTCTCGTTCTTCTTTGGCTGGTTCTGTTGGTTCGCAGATTCAGTCTGCTGTTTCTAATATTAACCAGGCTAAGATTAATGATGCACAAGCTGATAAGATACGTTCCGAAAAGGAATATCAGGATATTATGAATCAATATGCTTCTGCTGATTTGCAGGTAAAATTGCGTAAACAGATTGCTGAAGCCCACGACACTGAAACTCGTCAGCGTTACCAGGAGATTTTGAATTATGTTCTTGACTCTTCCAAAGAGGATGCAATTATGAAGAATCATTCTGATGCTGTTAATTCTTTCAATCAGTCTACTTTGATGGACGATGAACATAATTTGAATGTTGCTTCTTTGCGTGCTAAGAACCTTGAGGGTGATTTGCTTGCTGCGAATTTGTCTTGGCTTCCTCGTGAAAAGGCTGCTGGTATTGCTCAAGCTTATGCTCAGGCTTATGCTTCTACTGCTAGTGCACACGCTGCTGAAAAGGCTGCTGAAAATTATGCAGCTGATACGTATGGAAAGAAGTTTGATAATAAAATGCGTGATGATTTGCACGATATCATTCAAAACTCTGAAAAGTCTCGTTATGAGTCTTCCTCTACTACGCTTGCCGTTCTCCAGGAGCAGCTTAAACTTGCTAAAAAGAATAACGATACTTATATGATTCGTATGATTGGTAATTTGATTGGTGAAATTGCTGGAGCTGCTGGTTCGGTATCTCCGTATTTCCCTAAACCGTCTCGCTAATCTGATAGATAAATTATGCCGTTCGGTGTCTTCGGATGCTGAACGGCATTTTTGTGTTTACCTGGATGTAACTATTAAGCACCGATTTGGTGCGTTACCTTTTCCTCTTGTTTAATATTGGTTGAAGTGACACCATATTATTTCTGAACACTTCAACAAGCTATCATTAGTTATGATTAGCTATTTGCGAGAGTATCGGCTCATTGCTGATACGCCAGCCCGATAGCCCGTCTTGCTTCGGGCGTGAACGGCACAAAGTGCCCGCCCGTTCCTAATCTTAAAGTCTCCCGCCAGGCACCTGAATACTATGAAAAACACACCGGCTCGCTTCCGGGCCGCAGCCGGAAGTCGTGGGGTGTGGGGCGGACGAGACCGCCCCACCGAGACGATAAAGCGGAGCTTTTGAGTTTTGCTTTTATAGTTAGTCTTACTACCGCTTTTGTTATTTCCTATATTACATTTCACGTGAAACAATCTAAATGTCACTTTAAATATGTTAATATAACGCCCCTTATGTTCCTGCGTATTGAATAATTTACTATATTTGCACCGTGATTTTTATTCTATGTTCTTTGACTTATTGAAACAATTATGAGTAAACAGTTAACTTTGGTTCGGTGTAATTCTAGTACTTCCCTTGATTCTATTCAGGGTGAATTGTATGTGAATGGTGTGTTCTTCTGCCATACGGTAGAAAGGTTATCTAAGGCTATCCCAAAAGGTAGTTTCTCTTGTGGTGTTTCCTGGTCTCCTCGTTTCGGTAAAAAGCTTCCTTACGTCTGCGTTGCTGGTCGTAAGGGTATCCGCTTTCATTCTGGTAATACTTCTCATGATTCCCAGGGTTGTATTTTGGTAGGACGATTAGTAAAACCACATCTCATTGTAGAATCACGTCTTACGTTGTCTGCTTTGATGTCTATTCTTAATAATGTTAATTTTGATTTAATTGTTAAATGATTATGGAAAAGAATAAAGTTCTCTCGATTGTTCTTAAAGTGATTATGTATGCACTTGGTTTGATTACTGGTGTTTCTGCTTCGGCTTTTAATGTTTTCTAGTTATGACTTTACATAAAAATAAGTATTATAATGTCCTCGTTTCCAGATATGGTAATGAAGATGGAGAAGTTGTAGAGTATCGTTGGATGGTTTCCGTTGATGCTTTTCCTTCTTGGCTTAAAAGTATAGATTTGCATCGTTGTGAGGTAACTATACGAGATATTGAAGTTATTGGCTTCGATTGTGTTATTACTCCTCCTCGTTGGTTCAAGTATGGTGATTAATATTTAGCTATGTCTTATAATTTACCTTTTACTAAATGTTTGCACCCCGTCAAAGTTAAGACTCTTAGAGGTATTCAGCTTGTTAAATGCGGTAAATGCGCTGCGTGTGAGAACTCTTTGCGTTCTGAATTACGTGCAAAGGTTCAGCAAGAGGAGAAAAATTCTAAGTTTTGTTTCTTTATTACACTTACTTATGATGATGAACATCTCCCATTATTTAGCTTGCGTTCTGATTTAGGTTCCCCTGATGATTTGCGCCGTGATCGTTCTGGGCGTGTTATTGATGATGGTTTTTATCTTACTTATAAACCAGTAGATTATACTGATTTATGGTCAGGTTTAAAGATGCATTTTGATTCTTCATGCCTTGCAGATAAAAATGTCGGTTTTTTCCCTTTGCCTGAACGTATTCAGACTGATAATTTTAACGATAGGTTGTCTGCTTGGTGTGTCGATACTGAAAACTCTATTTACAGTCGTTGTATTTTGGCAAAAGCTTCAGAACATTATGAGTTATTATTATCGGATTATCATAAAGCTTTGCAGTCTAACGTTGCTAAGTGTAAGCAACTTGGTATCACTAATAACTCTTTAAGTTGGTATGATTTTGTAGATTCCAATTATGGTTTCTCTCATTCTGATTGTGTTCCTTTGCTTTATTATCCTGATTTGCAACGGTTTTTAAAACGTTTACGCAAATATTTATCTAAGTTGTTTAAAGATGAAAAGATACGTTACTACGCTATTGGAGAGTATGGAACCAGTTCCTACCGTCCGCATTGGCATCTCTTATTATTCACAGACTCGTCTCAAATTGCCGAGTTCTTGCAGCACTCTTTCTATGAAAATAAAGTACTTTCAAGACAGAAGAGAACAGTTCAGTCATCCATTCTTTTGGATTCGTTGTGGAAATATGGAAGTAATACTATTGATAAGACAGATGGCAACGCTTCAGGATATATTTCAAACTATGTTGTTGGCTCTTCAGTGCTCCCGTCGATTCTTACAAAACTTGCTCCACAAAAAACCTTCCACTCTGTCCGATTTGGTTGTCCGTACTCAACGTCTGAAGTCCGTCAAATCCTGGATGAACGAAATTATGAACGATTCAGTTCCATCAGTTTTGTTGACTCTGCCACCTCTACTTTGCGAACTCGTCCCCTTTGGCGGTCGTTTTACAGTCTTTTCTTCCCTCAGTTTGTTGGAATTAACTCACTCCCTGATGAGGAAAAATATAGAGTACTTACGGTCTATCCGAAATTAAAGTCCTATTTCTTTGCTGATTCTGTTCCTGAATTGGCTAAGAAAATCTACTGGCAATGTATTAAGCCTTATCGTGACGGTCTGATCTGTGATGAAGTTAAGGATGAGGTTAAAATCTATATTGCTAAATTTTTCGATTGGTTTGATTGGTCTGCTTCTACAACTCTTACTTTAAGTCCTTTAGAGGGTGTTTTGTATGCTTCTAAGCGCTTTCTTGCAATCTCTTCTTCTCTCCGATATACTTCCCGTCAATATTTTGATATTTGGCGAGATTTTGTTAATTGGCGTGATTATAAATGTCTAGCACAACATTATACTGATTGTCGAACTAACGAGGTGTATCTTAATGATTATTATAACATTTATTGTGGTGCTGATGTTAATGTCTCTTATTTAAATTCTTCGCCTTTGTATAAAGTATTTTGTTATGATGCTCTGCGTCAAAATCAGAAACTTGTTAAACATAAGGCTCTTGTTGAACAATTAAAAGGTATTTAATATGTCTAAAGATTCCAATATTATGGGTTTCCATTCTATTAAGAATAAAGCCCATTTTAATACATTTAATCTTGACCGTCGTAATCTGTTTACAGCTAAGATTGGTCAATTACTTCCTATTTTCTGTGAGGAGGTTATTCCAGGTGATGAGATTAAGATCAATATGCAGCATTTTTCCCGTTCTATGCCTATACAGACCGCTGCATTTACTCGTCTCAAGGAGAATATCCAGTTCTTTTTTGTCCCTTATACTGCTTTGTGGTCGTTCTATCGTGACGCTATGAAGAATATTCCTACCAATCAGTCAGGACAGCCGAACACTATGCGTGCAGATTCTGCGTCTGATAGTGTTTCACTTTCTACTGAACTTCCTTACTTTTCTAGTGGTGCCATTTATAACTGGTTTCATTATGCTGCTAAAAAGTTTAAGGATTCTTATGTAAATAACGTTGGTGGTTCTCATTCTCTCCGTGTGGCTGAAAGTGCCCGTCTTCTTCAGGCTCTTGGTTATGGCAATTTTACTACTGTTTCTAAGCTTTATCGTGATAATGAGGATAGTCCTACTACTCTTATGCTTGATGGTAAACCAATTTCTGGTGTTAATGTTCCTACTACTCCAGTTGGTGTTCGTGTCTCTCCTTTCCGTTTGCTTGCTTATCATAAGATTGCTAATGATTTTTACCGTTATCAGAAGTGGGAAGAGTATTGTGCACCTGCTTGTAATGTTGACTACCTTCCCCAGACTGTTCCTAATATGGATAGTTTCTTAGGTACTACCACTTTTGATTCCTGGACTTCCCAGGAAAATTCGGTAAATTCATATCTTTTCGATATGGAATACTCTCGTCTTCCATTAGACCGTTTTAACGGTGGTTTGCCTCGTGCACAGTTTGGAGATGAGTCTGTAGTTAATCTTATG